ACTGGTAAACTTGGATCATAAGGAACAGCTCCAATATTACCTTTGTCATCTAACTCCTGGACAATTTCTCCATAGATAGAGCCTTCTATATTACCAATAAATGAGCATTCAAACTCTTGGTCATATTTAGCTTTACCCATTACGGACAATGCGTTTTCTAGTTCTTCTTCTTCAACAATTTTTGTATCTGACGCTTTAGCTTTATATAAAAACCATTTGTCATCGCTTTGAGCTTTTTGATAATAGTCATAAAATATATTATTCATTCCTTTAGGCGTACCAATTAGAAACATTTTACCTCTTCTATCTGATAACGCTGGTGTTATTACTTCATCTATTAAACCTTGTGAAACTTGAGCTACCTCATCGATTGCGCAAAGGTCTAAATAAATTCCTCTTATGCTGTCAAAATTCTCAGATGACAACAAAGTTATCCTAGAGCCATTAATTAAATCGCAACGCAATTCACTTTCATTCCATTTAGTACCTGGAATATTCTTAGTGTAGAACTTCAGGTAATCCCAAGCGATACTTTTGGCTTGCTTGTATGTGGGAGCTATGTAAGCCAGTCGTGGGTTATGGTTTTTGTTCTGTAATGCGCTGCGTATTAAATGGTTAAGAACCATGACGGTCTTACCAAATCTTCTATGACAACATAGGACAGCATATCTATGCTTGTCTAATTCTTGATGTATATAAGCCTGGTGCTTACGAGGTGTGTACGGAATTTGGATTTTCATATTAAGAAAAGATTAGTCCACCAAGAATAAATCCAGCGGCAAAAACAACAAGCAGCGGATGGTCTATGCAATAGATTTCAATCTTAAATCTTAATTCGTTAATTAGGTTTAGCATGGTTAATGAATTGTCGGTGGTCTGTCGCCAAAATTAGAGTTCATATGTATCTTGTTAAACACAAACTCACAGAACTCGTAAACATCTTCTTCTTCTTCAAATCCAGTAAAGCTTATTAATAATTCGTTGTCATAAGCCTTGAAGCTTATAGCGGTCACATTCTTATATTTGTCTTTGATAAATTTGTTCATGTCTTTGTCTGTTTGTTTTAATTATCGGTAATTTATGTAATAGACCTGGCGGCTCACTTTTGGGGTATGGCCTCTTGCAAAAAACGTTAAATATTTCCTGGAAAACTAGAACAAAGATATTAATTCCTTTACTCTATCCAGGTAAACAAAAGCTTAATTAAATTCTAGTGCTGGTACTGGTGCTAATGCTTTATATATTGTCTGCTAATTAGAATCATTCGAACCTCATGTCGTGTGCAAGAACTATGTTTGTGTCCTAGCTACCGACATCTGACACATTCTTTATCTCATTCTCGAATGTCTTATCCTCATCAGCATTGTTCCATTTAATCTCTATCTTCTGATCTACCTCGACTTGTTGCTTGTCTCCGTAGATGCCAATCAGTTTACTACTTAACCATCTGTAATGTATTAGCTTCTCTCTCGTTACAGCTATGTTCTTCGCATCTGCATTCTCTAATTCAATGATCATCTTATCAAGATATGTTTGAGCTGCTATCTTCCTTGCATTCATTATCTTGTTTGAGAACTCTTTATCAGTTCGCATCCAATCATATACTTTAGATAAGCTTGGACTACCTTTGGTTTGGCAAATAGCAACAAGGCTAGTTCCGTTCATTAGCAGTCGTTCGATGTCATCGCTTACTTGCGATGTAAGCTCTAATTTCTTCGTCATTCAGTTTTTTAAATTGTGGTAAATTCTTATAAGCTTTTATCTTGCCTTCTATTGTTGTTTGTCCGTTGCTGTACCCACCGTGCATTCTGCATCTGATGTTACCATTATTCATTCTAATACCAGAGGCTTTGCAAGGTAGTTTGTTTTGTTTATTTATAGTTTGACATTGCAATCTATATTTATGTCTTGCTGCCATAATCGGTTTTGGAATGTATGAATATTTATTTATATATACTTAAATCCGTACTAGAACGGTTTTACTAGCTACGTAGTTATTATTATACTAGCCAAAGATAGATAATCAATACTAGGATAATAACTTTGTTTACTATGTTTATTATTTTTATAAAAAGATTTGGAGATTAATTAATTAAGTACAATATAGTGTTAAGATTGCAATACTTTTTATTATTATTTTTAATTTTATTACACAACTTACTTAGGACTTTCTCATACCTATTTCTAACTTGATGACGTGTAAAACCAAAGTGTTTACCAATAGCTGTCCATTTATATCTGTTAGCTTTCATCCAGATAATTTGTCTATCAAGTATAGGATCTTCTGAAATTTCAGCATCCACCGCAATTAGAGCTTCGATTGCAAACTCCCAACGTGTAATTTGCTTCGGTGTTGCTCTTAACTTTAGTAATTGCTTTTCGTAATAAGCCCAGTCTCCTTGCATATAGCTAGTAGCCAGCAAATCATACATACTGGCCGCTCTAGGAGGCTTAGGACCACTCAAGAACCGTTCAGTCCTTGCTGCCTCATCAATTAGACTAACAAGGTTTGTGAAGGCATATACAGCGGTTTTAAGCTGAACCTCAATAGTCATAGTTACCGTTCCTATAAGTGTAAACGTTCTGCTTAACTTTATTAAATCCTTTATTGGAATAATCTTTCTTAAATTTAATATTCTCCAGGAAATGTTTGTATCTTGGCATATCAAAGTATGTGAAGTTCTTATGTGTGATCAACGGTTTGTAATCAATATTCATTAAAGATAATCTTTGCAAAGCTTCTTTAATTTTTGGCAATGGAACAACAAAGTGATCAGCGCAGTCAATCATTCTGACAAACGGTGTTAATCTTTTTAGATCATAGTTTTTACAAAGATAAGAATATAACTTAAAATCAAATGGTGTTATTTCCAGGTCAAATACTGCTGGATCACTAATATAGAATTGACGCATAAGCTTTCCTAGTTTTTGCTATTGGATCTTCATTTAATTTTTTAAGAAATAAAGTTTTGTTTCTGCAATGTGGATAATGCTCTGCTTGTTTGTGCTCTAAAAATTGTAACCATTCATCAGGCAATAATTTTATTGGATCTGAAGCAAAACCATTTTTATAATCTGGAGCTATTTTTTTAATATGAACATAAACCATCTGGTCCTCAATTAATTTATACCAAACAATAAAAGCTGGTATTCCAGCCATTTCTGCTAATTGCTTTGTTACTTTATGTTTTTTATTCCAGCCTTGACCATTATCGAATACTGTTTCTGCAAGAAAAAGCGGTGTTAGACAAGAATTACAAGCTGAAACTTGGTCAATATCTGAGAAATTTAGTAAATTATGCTGTTTTCTGTGCCAATTTGAATAACCAGAGAACTTTACGCCTTTAAAATAGACTTGTTTTACCATGTTTTAAGCCATTAATAGACCAAGATAGATTGTCAAATATTATTTTCTCATATCAGAGAATATTACTTGAATTAATTATATTAACGTATAAATAAGTCCTATGTTATTGGATAGATTAAATAATCAAAATTACCGAAAAAGTTTCTCTAAAACAAAAAATTTTTTTTTATTATTATTGTGGTTGAAAGGATAATTTACCATGAACCAAAAAACTAAAAATATTTTTAATGAAAGATTGAACTGTATAATTAAAAACTCACAAAATGATTTTAAAAGAATAGGTGTTTTATTAAGTTCGGAAAACGCTTTTAGTTTATCAACAACATTTGCAAGAGAACAATTAACTTTTATTAAATCTTTTAAAAAATTTCCAATTATGAAATATTTTGTCCAAGATCCTTATAGGTGGAATATTTTAAATTACATAATTTATTTTTCAGCAAAAAAAGAGCCAATTTATTTAGAAAAATTGAAGAAATATATTAAGAAATCTGATCGTCATGTAGAAAAAGTGCTTAAAGATTGTTTAAATAATAAATCTTTTATTGTTTTAGATCCACATGACAAAGTTTTAAATAATAAAAAAATTATCAACATAAGACCATCAGAACAATTAATAAAAGAATTTTATGCTCATAATATTATAAGGTTTCAAAAATATATTACTATAATTAAAAGATTTGATTTTAAATGAAAAAACAAGCTTCAGTCTTTTTTAAATTAAAACATATTGGTGTAAACCCATTTCAAAATTTTGAAGATTATTATAATGCAGATTTAGATACTGTAAAAAAAAGTTTTATTGTTACAAGAAAAGCACCTACTAAAATAAATATAATTCCAGAAGCTTATGTTCAAATTGAATATGAAAACATTGGTAAAAAAATTATTAACGGTGTTGAAAGCAAAGTTTATAAAGAAGCATCAAGATATTTAAAACATACTGAACGTAATCAGCTTAACAGACAATGGAAAGCAGCCAACAAAACTAAAAATGATACCGCATACATTTTAAATGATTTATTTTTAACTAAAGATTTAAACGTTAAAGACATTGCAACAGAAAAAGGTATTTCAACTTTATACAAAATATTAAAAGGTGATCTTGAGCTTACAAAAAAGAAAGCTATTGAATATGCTGAAAAATTAAATGTAGATCCAGCATCATTGATGTTTGATCCACCTCAAATGACTTGCTGGGCTAACGTAACTTTAACTAACGGTAAAGTATTTATTCCAGATTATTTTGAAACACATGAAGCACCAAGAGAATTATATTCAGAAGATTTAAAAGCTATTAAGGTTGTAGGACCAGAAACTTCTCCTTTTAATAATTGGATTGCTTATTACGATCATAAAAATGTCATTGACACTCATGCTCATAATAAACTTTGTTATGTTAGAGAAAGAATATTAGCTGGACCACAAGAAAATGATTATTTAATTGATGATTACAGATATTATTTAGGTATCTATCAAATATATGGAACTAAAAAACGTATATTAAATATAGATCCAACTGCTGATAATAAAATAATTAAGAGCGATGTAAGGCCTGAAACGGTTTCAATTATAAAATCTTTTAAACCAGAAAATATTACAGCTGAAATTTTAGATATAAAAAAGGAAAAGAAACTTGCTTGAAATAAAAGATTATACTCCGCAACAATTAAAAAAGTTTTTAACTCCAGTAGAAGTACAAAAAGAATTTGGTATAGACAAAGACAAATTAAAATATCTAAGAGAGTGCAGCAGAGACGAAGGTAAATTAAGAGGTCCAATGTACTTACAAGACGGTTTGATCATAATGTATCAAAGAAAATCAGTAGTTATATGGATAAATAATTCAATGTTCCAAGCAAGTGAAACTAGCGAAACTAGAGAAACTACAAGAACAAACAAAAGTCATACAAATTAGCAAAACACCCACAAGCAAGAGAACCTCACATATCAAATATTAATACATCGGAATATCAATCATTCCATGATATTAAAAAATAAAATTCAAGATCCTTTAGAAGATTTAAGATTAGACGGTTTTACAAAACTTAACGAACTTTTAAATATTAATCATCACTCACCATCAGCAGCGCAACTACCTTTAGGTTTTTACGTTTACTCAAGATTATTTTGTTCTCAAGAAGATAGACGTATGTTTGATGGTAATGCAAACATGGCGGCTGGTATAGCTGTTGGTGATGCTATAGCTTGGCATTACGCAGATACAATCTGGTCTTTTAATCCTAATCAAA